CTACCCTACTACAGGTAACCCGGAAAATACTGTATCGATTGCTGACTTTAACCTAGATAAAGAGATTGATACAATCGTTTCAGAGCTATTGAACAAATACCCTAAAACATTCAGAGGAGTGATCAAATGAGTAAAAGTAACCCATTAATTTTAATGATACTTGATGTGTCAAGTTCTATGAGAAGTGTAATACCTTCTATGAATGCATCGTTTAAGCAAATCATTGAAGACCAATCAACAGAAAGAGGAGATTCTGACTTATCAGTATTCACTTTTGCATCTGATATAAAGCATGACATCGCTCCTGTCTCATTTAAAACTAAGCCTACTCTAACTTTGTCACCTAGAGGGTATACAGCATTGTATGATACTGTAGTGGAAGCATTAGACTCTGTACCAAACCATTATAAAGATGTATTAGTACTAATTCAAACAGATGGGCAGGATAACAAGTCTAGCTTTAGTTACTCTGACGTGAAACAAAAAGTAACAGAAAAAAGAGCTCATGGTTGGCAGTTTTTATACATGGGAGCAGAAATAGACGTATCTGTAGAAGCAGACAAAATAGGTCTTAAAGACTGTGCAGTAAAATTCAAAAGAGATTCAAAAGGAATAGAACAGGTATTTAATGAAATGTCTCGAAAAGTTTCAAACTATAGAGCATCATTAGACACTGTTATATTAAAACCAAACTAAACTAAACAATTGATGGAGACACCATGGAAGCAAATATGTCACAACTTTACAGATACAAAGAGTATAAAATACCTAAGAAGAAAGGCTTCAGAAAAATAGTAGCTCCTTCAAAGGAGTTATTAAAGTATCAAAGAAGGCACTTAAAATCTCTTGAAAAAGACTTTAATAAGTACACAAAAGAACAAGGTATTAATTACCACTTCCAAGGATTCTTAAGAGGAAAGTCTCCAGTAACAGCAGCAAAAATGCATGTTGGTCAAACTAGATTTATCCAAATGGATATAAAAGATTTCTTCGACTCAGTAACTAAAAAGCACATTGAATCTTTGTCAGCCTTTAACTGTATAAACACAACAGAAATAACTAGTGACTCAAACCTTTGGCATGAAGACGGATATGCTGCACAAGGATTTGCTACAAGCCCTATGTTAGCAAACTTAGCTCTGATACCATTTGTATTAGACTTAAAAAGGTATTTTAGTTCATTAGCTAATGTAACTGTTCAATTCCACATCTACGCAGATGATATAACAATTTCATTAAGTAAAACAGATTATGAACTTGAAAGAAACATCATAGCAAAAGTCACAGAACTGTTAAAATCTTACAAATTTGAAGTCAAGCCATCTAAGACTAGAGTTCGTTCAACTGAACATGGATACGTTCGTATACTAGGTGTAAACGTTGGTAAAACTGACATGCGAATTCCTAGAAATGTAAGACGAAAATTAAGAGCTGCAAAACATGGAGGTAATAAACATAGCCAAGGCGGATTAACAGCTTGGCAAAATTACATAAAAAGACAAAATTAAAACGTAGAGAGTTTTGAACTGTACTTATTTGAGCGAATCGCCAATGTAATTAAGAGTGCAGTAATTATTTAATCTTTTAATAGAAGGAATTAAAAGTCTACGAAAGCACAGGTAACTCTGTGTTAATAAATTCTTAGTAGAGTATAGAATGTTTCTGTGCTCAGTCATCGTGTTGAATCGACCGTGTACTAAGGGTGAGTACAAAGAGGCATTTCGTTTCACTACATGCCCTCTTAGACAGGAAGGATTCAGATGGGAATTCTGGATTTTGAAGTATACTCTATTAAGAATTTATAACAATTTAAAAATTAAGGAACTATAATGGGTACATCAAATTTCCACACAGAAAACGCACAAGCTACATATGTAATTGACTACGGCGACAATGAATTTGCTTGGCAAGAGTGTCAAGAACACTTAGGTGAATGGATTAAGGAACTTGATCCAACTTTCTACATGGACGACTCTATTAGATCTGAACAAGAACTTAGAAGCTATCCAACTTCTTCAATAGGATTTTGGGAGTTCCCAACAGATTTTCTTGGACTTAACTTTGAATTTAGGGTAAATTTATTTATCCGTTCAGGCTACTACGAAGCAGCATGTTTAGACTACGAATTAGAATGGTTTATGGATGGAGATTGTTATGAAGAGATAGATGATATTTTAACAAAATTATCTTATGACTCAGAAATCTATGACATCAAACCAGGAATTTGGGCAATTCATAAGTCTAACCTCGATTCAAGATTAGTAGAATTGCAAGAACAAAGTATCGATCAAATTGAGTCTATACTAAAACAGATTTCAACTCCTTATGGAGTTGTAGCACAATTCTCTAATGGAGAAACTATTTATAAGGAACTATAATGCAATATATACTAACAGAAGAAGAATACCAAGACTTAAAGAAGTCTAACCCAGACCAATTATTGAGAGATACAAATACTCAACTTAAAGCTAAACTTGACGAATTTGAAGCATCAGTAAATAATCAACCTAAAACCACTGTGTCAAAAGTATCTCATTTTGACTCACCATTTATTGTAACTAATGAACACCTTTGTTTGAGATCACCTACTGATTTTATTATTTTGTTCAACTCATTAGCAGAACCTACTTTAAGTGAGTCTGATAAATCCCTATTTGAGTATGTTACAAATTTAGCAATAATGTTTAATTATAAACCACAATTTGCTGAACAGCGTGACCTTAAGGCATACAGAGTTTCACTTCAGAAGAAACAGCTGTGTAACAAAGTAGTAAAAGATGGTAAATGTTACTTGGAGTTTCCAAATATTACTAAGGAGGATTAATGAAAATTGAAGACAAAATATTACAAGATTTAGAAAGTCTAATTAAACAGTATGAATCAGAACTTGACTTCTTACATAACCGTAATCTTAATAGATTTGATACAAAAATGCTGCCGCAGGTTATTCAGGATATGGTTAAGTTAGCAACTGCTAAAACACCTTCATTCTCCAATATCTCAGCAGTGGCTGTATCTAATTTTGTATTGTCTCATATGTTTGGTCAAATTAGACCTTGCATTAATGACCCAATTTATTCTGATGATAAGATTGGTATTAACACTTATTCAATCATCATATCACGTTCTGGTTCAGGTAAGGATTCAACTTATCAAGCACTTTCTAAATGTGTTACTTCAGCATTGGAGCTTATTAATAAGCAACAACAAGTTGAACTCGAAGAAAAGGCTAGAAATAAATTTATTAGAGACGCAAAGAAATCAACACCTGATTTAGATGAATCAGCCGTAACTTACCAAGAGTATGAGCACTTAATTGATAAACCGGAAACACCTATTACTTCATTAGCATCTACCAGAGGAGGTTTAACAACCTCTCTTAACAGAATGTCTAAGTCTTCATTTGGTATTAAGTCTTTATTCGCATCTGAGTTAGGTCTTGCCATTCAATCTAATTCCTCTATTGTTGAGGTATTAGAATTATTCTCAACTCTATATGACATGGGGGAATCTGTATCTCCAGAGTTTAAGACTCAGGAATCTAAAGAAGAATCTGTTAATGGAATGTTTCCTAACTTATTAGGAATTAGTTCACCAGCACCATTCTATATTGAGGGTAACGTTCGTAAACTACTTGTACCAATGCTTACAACATCACTTGCTCGTAGAGTATCTGTTGTATTTAGTAATGCTGCTGAGGAATTTGAAAATGAATATGTACCAAAATCACCAGCAGAACGTAGACAACTTCAAGCAGAAGCTAGGGTAATCCTTAAGGAATACACAGCTAAGCTTGATGAGCATTTCCTTAAGTGTATCAAACAAGCTTTAGCTGACCCAGTAATTATGTTTGATGATGAAGCTCAAGCAATTTATGACGACTACAAATGTTACACTCAGGATTTATCTAAGTATTTATTACTTAAGGATGGTGACTCTGTGGAAGGTATCGAAATGTCTGGTAGAGCATTTAAAATGGGACGTATTGCTGCAACTTGGGCATTAGCCCAAAACAGGCGTATTATTGATAAAGATACATTAATATCAGCAATCTACTTCTGTGATTATACAGCACAACATTTAATTAAGTTTGCTGACACACTTGAATTGAAAGATTATGAGATATTTATTAATGACTGGCAACAAGGGTTTATTGATAACACTTTACCAGTTGATAAAGCAATTACTCGTGGATACATTTCAACCAAACATCTTAATAAAGCCTCATTAGAGAACTTTCTTAAGCCAGTTAACTCTAAGTTGGAGGGTGTGGCAACTGTATCATACAATGATAAGACTAATTCATTTGTTTTTGTACCAGTTGTTAAGAATCTGGAAGCATTGTACTCTTATAGAGCAGTCCCAGGACATGTTACTGAACGACCAATTAATAATATAGCTGAGAACCGTCCTATTGAGTCTATTGGTAAGCTACTTTCAGTAGATTCTACCTTTAACCCATTTGTCAACGAATCCGCTAAATTTATTGTACTTAAGGTAGAAGAATCTTTTCTATCTATGGATATGATTAGTAAGTACTTAGCATCAACCAACCATTACATAGCAACCAGCACTGATAAGTCTAATAAGCATGCATTTACTATTATAATGCCAGTTAATTCAGTTATAACTCAAGCTGAGTATAAGTTTGTAGCACTATCAATCGCTAATCAACTTATGTTGAAGGTGTTGCCAGAACATTGTGAGTTTGATACGTTATATTACGGATATGCTGATTCTATTATATTGGAAGCTACTGAAACACCAACCTTATTTGATATTAGTGGTATCCTTGGTAATCTAGCATCTGGAGCAGATGTTCCCTTATTGGCAACTAAACCTGATAAGAAACCTAATTCAGCTACAATCAATAAGTACTTAAATGACGACATTATAGCAAATAAGCAGTTATTGATCGATATGTTAGATGCATCATCTAACCCATTACTATTGTTTGCTTCAATTATCTATGATATGAAGTGCCATTGTGTTAATGAAGATAAGTTAGTTGATTTTATTAATAATGTTAACTCTTCATTACAGCGTAGTATTGATGAGCAAACCAAGCATACGTACTTAATAGAACCTTTTGCTAATTTATAGTATAATACGATTATGCAAGTAACACTATCTATACGGCCCCTACCAGGATTTACTAAATCTGATAGGGATGACATTAAGTTTTATACTAGGTACATCAAATGCTATTTTGAACAGTTAACGCAATTACTGTCTAAAGATTATATGTATTCCCCATTTCCATACATAGGTATGGAACAAGGACTACATAACATTTGTGGAGAAGCTCAATTTATTATATTGGACGTGGATTATACATCCACTGACATACATGCCAGACTTCTACAATTAGCTGACGAACAACTTGAGTGTATTTTAGGAACCACAAGTGATCCCAATAATTTGTTTAAGTATCGTGTACTTTTGCCTCTTAATAGGCCAGTCACTCACCATGAGTATCGTAGACTAGTAATGGGAGTACGTGAATTTAATCTTGTCAGTGATCTTGACCGTGCATCGGAAAAACCTTCACAGAAATTCTATTCCTATAAGGACTCTACTGTAATTTATAACAAGGGATCACCACTAGTTGTTGATGATTACTTAGTACCTGAACAAGAGCTCGTTCCATCTCAACTCAGTTGTTCACTGGAGCTACACGACATTTTGAATGAGTTTAGTACTTATTCTACTGCTCCACCAGGAAGCCGAACTCGTTATTTGTTATCAGCAGCGTTTCAATTGGTAGAACGTGGAGCAGACGATAAATTGTTGGAGCAAGTTATTCTACATTTGAATAACTCATTCCTAATCCCAAAAGACATTAACTCTGTTTATCGCAGAGTAATTAATTTTATTAAAGAACGAAGGAAATATTTATGACACTAGAAAATATTAAGCTGGCAGATAGAAAAAGACTAACAAGTCACTATCCTGTATTACTAGCTAGTGAAACAGGTTCTGGTAAATCTTTTGCATTTGCACAACTTTCACCAGAAGATAAAAAGAGAACTTACATACTTAACTTTGATGGTAAGGCTGTCTCAGAAGATGACTCTGACTTTTTAAAAGTTTACCATGAATTTGATATTGAAGACATCGAAATGGTGGATAAAATCGAACAGCAAATTATCAAAGTATTATCAGATGATAGAGTTGATAGACTACTACTTGACACATTTACGCTTATGACTAAGCTATTCAATAGATGGGCAGCTAAGCACTTCTCAGGATTTGATGTGTGGAATGCATATAACAACTCAATCACACAAATTCTTGAGTGTGTTAAGTCTGCAACATTAACGTATGGTAAGTTTACTTATGTAACAGCACATTACCCTCCTAAAGTTGGTATGGCACCAAACTCTAAGCGTTATGTTACTACTAAAGGTAAAGAACATACTAACATTATTGAAGAATCATTTAGTACTGTTGTTGAAACAGTAATGGAAGATAGAGCATTCAAATACTCATGTGATGTATTTGATGAGTCTAACACTACCAAAACTAAATTAGTTGAAGGTTCATTCAAATTTGTTAGAAACTCTGTTTCTGATTTAGAAGATATTTTGACTAAGTCTAAGAAAGTGGTAGATGAGCAACTGGTGGATGCATGATGGAGTGGTTGTTAATCAGTGCTCTATTATACATCAAACCAATGGAACCTAATAAGGGATACATAACTATACCTATTAGGTTTGACTTAAGAGGCTAATATGGAAGCAGAAGCTAGTCAAGCAGCAAAGCAAATGTATTTTAGCTGTGAATGTGACCTTGACTATTGGTCAGGAGACAACATAGACACTGAACTAGATACTGAATTTGAAGATGACTGGGAGGTAACTAAATAATGAGTACAATGTCTAACGA